GCCGTGCGAGCTATCGCCGAGAAGATATCGCAGCTCAGGCCGACGGTTGGCGTGAAGCGGCCAGTAGGCGTTGGCAAGTCAAAGCACCTTACCAAAGCCATGCGGCATCGACTGAAATCTACAACGATCTTCAGCGAGTCGGAAGACGTAGAGCCGCTGGAAGATCACCCGCTTGCCCTTCTGCTTGACGACCCGAACGAGCCAGAGACCTCCGCCGACCTCTGGTACAAGACGATCATGTATTGGGAACTCACAGGCATCACCTACTGGTGGTTGCCTCGCACAAACGGTGGTCAGCCTGCCGAGATTTGGGTACTGCCAAGCCACTGGGTGACACCGATTGGCGGCGTAGATGAGATCGTCGAGAAGTATCGCATCACGCCATACGAAGGCAGCTTCCACGTCGCTGAAATTCCCGCTGATGACATCATTGCGATCAAACACCCGTCGCCGTTTTCGTTCGTCGATGGGTTCAGCCCGCTCGATGGCGGCAACAGCTGGGTAGATCAAGCCGAGACTGCCGACGCGTCACGATGGTATCAACTCGCCAACGCACACAACGCTGGCATGGTGCTGGAGCTGGCTCCTGAGCTGGAGCCGAGTACTGAAGACCTCGATGCAGCCTACGCCATGCTGGACGAACGCATGCGTGGGCCGTCGAAGAATCGCCTGCCTCTTGTTCTTCCACCTGGGTGGAAGAGCGGCGGGCGATATGGCATGTCCTCCGAGGAGCTGGATTACGCCACATCGGTAGAGCAGATCCGCGACATGGTGCTGGCACTGTTCCGAGTACCGAAGGGAGTACTTGGCATCGAGCCAGGCGTAGCGAACACGTCCGCCTACGCACCGAACGCCTACTTTTTCGATCAGTGCATTAATCCCAAGCTGCAGTACATGGGGCAGGTGCTGACGGAGAAACTGGCCAAGCGGCGGTACGATGAGAGCCTGTGTATTTACTGGCATAACGCCGCCCCGCTGAACCCACAGGAAGAGCAGATAAAGTGGGACAATGCACTGTCGAAAGGTGCATGCACGCTCAACGAGTACCGCACCGGGTATCTGAACGCAGCACCGTATGAGGGCTATGGCGATGATCCGCTGATTCCGAGCGGGTTCGTGCCCATTCCGACAGGCGAGACTGGAATCGAGCCTATTCTCCCGATGATCAGCCAGCCTGTTCAGGACGATGAGGAGCAGCAGTTTGCAGGATACATCCAGCCGGTGAGCTATCTCAGCAAGAGCAAAAAGGCAGCAGCCCCGGCGGCTTCCATCAAGGTCAAGCTGCCGGACGTGCGACAGGAAACCAACTACAGTTGCGGGGCAAGTGCTTTTCAGGCTATCGCCGAGATGTACGGAGTCGGCCCGCAGGAGGAAAGTTGGTATCGAGATGCACTGGACACTGACCCAGAGGAAGGCACAGCACCGGAAAACATCCGCGATCTGGCCGATCAGCTGGGCTTGCAGTCTGTCGCCAAGCAGGGCATGACCGCCGACGACCTCAAGCAGTGGCTGGATCAGGGCATCCCTGTTCTGATTTTGATACAAGCGTGGGGAAATCCTGACGGGTACAGCGGCACGGACGATGGGCACTACGTCGTGGCAATCGGGTACACCGATGACGACCTCATCGTAGAAGACCCGTCGTTGCGGCTGACGCGAGGCTTCATCGGGTGGGAAGATTTAGACGCCCGCTGGCATGATGCAGCAGTAGATGGCACGGCATACGATCACTGGGGGATGGCCGTTGTCAAGCACGAAGTGATGCGAGAGGTCAAACGCTTTTCGCTCAACGGGAACGGAAAGCACCTGCACAAACAAGGGCAAGAGTGGTGGTAGTTATGGCCAAGGATCAGAAGGCCGAATCGAAAGTGCAGACAATCGAACTCATTGGTGGACCTTGGTGCGGGCGACTGTACCAGACACCGTATGAAGGTTGCCCGTACATCCAGATTGAGCTGGAAGATGAGTTCGGCAAAGTGTGGCATTATCGCATGTGCGAAGATGGAATGTTTCGCCTGCTGACGCATGCTGATATCTTTGACAACTGCTATCGAGCCAAGAGGAAGAAACGGAAGCGATGACCGCTCCGCCGTTGCCGCAAGGCAGACAACTTGCCCAACTCATCCGCCAGCTCTGGAAAGAGCAGGAAGCGGCATTCTTGGCATCGATGCGGCAGTCAGGGGCGTTCGCTTTCAGTCAGTTTCGTTTAGAGCAGTGGCTGCAGCCATTCATTGAACGCATCAAGCCTATTTACGCGAGGTATCTGCTCGATGGCCGCACTGAACTACAGCGACGACTCAACCAGAGGCAGGCAGGTAGGGCGAAGTCGATCTTCATCATCCCGTCGCCGTTCAGCTTCGAACAGCCCAAAGAAGACGGCCAGTTCGACATCTACAACCCTGAAGTTGTCAATTTCATCAACAACTACAGCTATCAGTTCGCCGTATCGACTCTGCAAACCACAAGGATGAAACTATCCAACGCCTACCGGAGGCTGCAGCAGGAGCTGGCCCAGGGCGTAGAACAGGGGCAGTCACTTCAGCAGACCACCGCTGAAGTAATGCGAATCTTCCGCGATCCACAGCGGGCGATGACGATAGCAGCCAGCGAAGTGAGCAGGGCATACCACGCCGGGCAGGAGATCGCCGCCAAGCAATCGGGCGTGGTAGCTGGTAAGAAATGGCTCGCCAGTAGTGACGCTTGCGAGGCGTGTCTCGCACTCGACGGTAAAATAGTGGCATTGGGAGAGCCGTTCATCGTTTTGCCGAAAGGCGGACCGTACGCGACGGTGATGTACCCGCCTTTACACCCGCGCTGCGCGTGCAGCATGACCGAGGAGCTCAACGAAGAGTGGCAACCGTAAACATTCAGAAATTGGTGGCCGCTCCTGAGCGAATCTCGCACGTCGTTCCAGACGCTCCGTGCCAGCTTGACTCTAAGCTCTGCACCGCCACTTACACTGTCTCCAGCATGGCTGTGGACAACGATGGCGACATCCTTGTGCCCGAAGGTAGCCTGCAGCACCTGGAGAGGTATCGGAACAATCCGGTGGTGCTGTGGGATCACGACACCCACATGGCACCGATCGCGCAGTCAATCAACCCTGCCACGAAGTCGCTGAGCTGGGATGTGTATGACCAGAACTGTGTGAAGGCCACCGCTCTTTTCCACATGATGACTCAGGAATCAGCACAGTGCTGGGCGCTCATCGAGGCTGGCGTGCTGCGTGGCTCCTCGGTCGGCTACGATCCAGTGCCAGGTAAGTCGCTTCGTCTTGCGGGGCGTGGCATTAAGTTCGTGGAGTGGGCCCCGCACGAATGGTCTGTTGTCCCTGTTCCCTGTAACCCCGAAGCATTGCTGGATACTGTTCATCGGAATTGGGATGGCAAGAGCCTCGCCCCGTCGATTGTCAAAAGCATGATGCGGTACGCTCCTCCGAACCCGACCGCCCGCGTGGTAGTGCCAATGGTGCTATCGAAACGGTACGTCAAGAACGCCGTGCCGTGGGCGGTACAATCTAGCAACAAGCCTGCCAAGGAACTGAAAGCCATGCCTGATGAACAACTTGCCACCGACGACCCGACCGTAGAAGCGGTCCAGCATCCTCCTGGTGCACAAGCTGTCATGGGCTTCTGTGCCGATCTGGAAGCAGCCTTGGCGAATTTAGCCGCCGCCCTCCCGATGATCGAGAAGGAGCCGATCCTGGAATTGTTTGAAGGCGTTGGCACAGCTATCAGCGAGCAGGTCGATGTACTCAAGGCCAAGCTGGCGGAAGTGTATCCAGACCTCAAGATTGAGGCAGAGGACGAAGAGGAAGCTGAGCCGGAAGAGGAGAACGTAGAAGAGGAGCCAGCCGCCGAGCCTGCCGAAGAAGTCAAGGCAGGGGACGAAGTTGAAGAGGAAGTTAAATCGGACGAAGAAGAGGAAGAGGAGCCGAAAGCGAAATCCAAGGTCAAGTCACTTTCCAAATCGGACTATGCTCCACATCTGCAATCGGTACAGGACGCAGGCGAACTGGTGAAGGAAATGGGCGACTCGCCCAACGTCCCGAAATCCTATCGGCTGGCTTGCAAGTCAGCCTACAGCGGGCTGGCCAGTGCCTGTGACTACATGACTAAGACATTCGCCATTACGCCAGAGGGCAAGGTGGTGGAAGAAGAGAAGTTGGATGAGCCAGTCGAGCCAGAAGAAAAAGCAGATGACGAGATTAGCGAAGACGAATTGAAGGCTATCAAGTCACTGCAAGCCGATCTTGCCAGCCTGCGTAAAGACGCGCGGCGAATTACAGGGAAGGTACAATAGTGTTATCAGAGTCGAATCAGAAAGCATTCGATGAGGCTACCAAATCACTTCGACTTGCCTTGCAATCCATGCAGTCGAGCAAGGAGCACGGCAAGGTCGAAGTGGTGCTGAACATGGTTAGCGGCGGCGTGTCGGGTATTTCCTGCACGAAGGTTGCTACCGAAAAAGTCAAGTA